TTTCCCTACACGACGCTCTTCCGATCTGGGGGGGGAACTCCAGCTCATGTACAGACCGTACTTCAAAGAGCGCATTGCGGACTTTGACATCAGCACTTTGGGGGATCAGGAGCTTTTCAAAAAACTCTGTTGGCAGATTGTAGAGGAGCTCGCTGGGGCAAAGGAGCTCTGGTCGTTGAAGTATCAAGTAAATATGTTTCACATTAAATCCAAATACTGATATGGGTAGAATATTCAAAGACTGTTTAGAAATGGTCCGGGAGATGGATCGGGAGCTCAAGGTTTCCGGCATCACGGTCCCGGTCAACCATTACCAAAACCAAGAACTCAGCGGGGACGACCGGCTCACCAAGGAACTCATCGGAGTGAGCTTTGTCATCTCAAAGCCGTATCTCGGCAAACGCGAGATGCTAGACTTCATGTTCAGGGATGAGGCCGAGCTCATCGAGAAGTACTGCCGAGCAGAGCTCTCCGATCGGCTTGACCGAAACGGGGTCAACCCCGGTAAAAGCTGGAAAGTCCGCCGGGGCTTGTGGCAGAAGCTGGTGAGCAAGACCCGACAGGAGGGTCGCTTCGACTACACCTATTCGGAGCGTCTGCACCTCTCCTCCAAGGGGTTCGAGCTCCACCAGTTGGATAATGTCATCATGACTCTTCGGGACGACCCGCACTCCAGACGAGCAATGGTCATGATCTTCAATCCGGAGGACACCCAGGCAACAGCCGGGGCTCTTACCCGAGTACCTTGCTCCGTCAGCTACCAGTTCCTCATCCGGAACAATCGACTCCACGTGATGTATTATATCCGGAGCAATGACTTCTTCAAGCACTTCGCGATTGACATCTGGTTGACAGAGGCTATGGCGGACTACGTGTTCAACATCCTCGCAGTCACCTACCCCTCTCTCAAGAAGGGCCCTCTGCACTACTTCGCTGGGTCCCTTCATGCATACAACGATGACCTCTCCAAATGGGTAACATACTAAGTTATGACTATAGACGAAGCAAGAGCTAAAGCTCATCAGCAATTTGACGATTGCATATTCTGCCCGGGATGCTCGGGAATCTTGACAGGACTCCACAAGGACAGCAAGTGCTACTCCGACTGGATCGAGAAAAAGGCACAACAGATCCTCAAAAATTCGAAGAAAGGCGAGCGTAGAAATTAAAGTGCTGATTGGGGTAGTCTTGACCTCTTTGGCTGGAGCAGCTGTATTATACATCACATTTCTGATCGCAGTTGACGAAGTCAGAAAGGACATAAAAAGACATGGTAGGAGGAAGTGAGGATGTAGTTGTCATAGCAATGGCAATCCTCATAGTAATAGGGATCCTCGGCATTTGTTTTCCGATTGAAAAATACAAAAGACATGTGCGGGATAAGTATAACAAGAAGGGCTAACGCCATTGACAAGATACAGCATAGGGGCATCGAATCCACCCAGATTGCCGAAGGGGGGTGGTTCCTCGGTCATGTCCGTTTACCCATTCAGACTGAACCGGGCGACGGTCTGGCTCAGCCTATAAAGTTACCCGAAAACAACGGTTGGCTTCTTTACGTGGGGGAGATCTACAACTATCCTAAGCGTTATTCAAGCGACGTTGAGTACCTTCGGGATTTGTTTGGGACTCAGATTCAGGAGGACATTCTCCTCGAAGCCAACCAATGGGACGGCATGTGGGCAATATGCTGGTACCGGAAGGGACGCATTGTTGTCTTCACTGACCCCCTCGGTAAGAAGCAGCTCTACTACAACCAGTTCGGAGAGATCTGCTCGGAGATAACACCGTTGGTGTCGGACTTCAAGGACTTCGACCGGTACTACCAGTCGGAAGTGTTCAAATGGGGTTACAACTGGGATGACCGGACTCCGTGGAATAACGTTAAGCGTATCATGCCGAACACGGTCTACGCCTTCGACAACATGGCGGTGAAGCCCAAGATCATACGCAATAACTACTATAATTGGGGGATCGAGAAGCGGAACCATTTTGGCAAATCCGAGTATGCCAGGATCCTCCGGGGGCTGGTCGAGAAATCCGTAAAGCGTCGAGCAACGTATTCTAAGGTCCCCGTTGGGGCTTTGGTTTCAGGAGGACTGGATTCGTCCATAATTGCCTCTATTCTTCATCAAATGGGCCTGGGGGTTAATCTCTATATGGTGGAGAACAATGAATCAAAATTTGGCATGCTATTGTCCGAATTTTTAGGGGTTCCTATCACCTCTCTCGGCCCCATCTCTGATGATGACTGTCTGGAGAGGTGTCTCCGATATAATGAGACCCCCGTCGACTTGGGTTCCATGGTCCCTCAGTTCAGGTTGATGGAGAAGGTCCAGGAGAAGGTCATTCTGACCGGGGATGGAGCTGGCGAACTATTCGGGGACTATCGCCGAGTAGATGACTACGACTCCCAGCTCTCGGACGTGTTCCAGGAGCTTCCGTTCTATCACATGCCTCGGCTTGACCGAGCCTCCATGCGGAGCACAGTTGAACTCCGGTCACCATTCCTGAGTCACGAAGTGGTTAAGTTTGCTCTCCGCTTGCCTCGGGAGGATCGAACTCACAAGCGCATTCTCAAAGATGCCTTTAGCGACGTTCTGCCTCAGGAGATCATCGACCGACCCAAAGAGTGCCAAAGTATCCGTCAGGACCCGATGGCGTACCGCAAGAAGTGTCACGAAACATTCTACAACTTATGGAAATAGCTATCGGATATTACCGGGTATGGTTTAAAGAAGATGACTCCAACACGGAGGCTCAGTGGTTCAAAATGACGCTCCGTAATGGATCTGTCGGGCCCTCCATCCGTTCTATAGATCGGGAAGAGGCTCTGTGGTGGATTAAGTCCCGAAAGATGAAAGACGTCACCCCAGGCAATCCCGCTGGCAAGATATTCGAATCGGATGGCCAACCGTTCATGAAGGCATTTCGGGAGCTGCCTCTCCACACACGATACAATTTTATAGAGGGGGCGGCTCTTTCGTCAGGGACAACACACCGAGCTCGACTCGAAAAATATTTTAAAAAATGAGAAACGTCAAGACCCCAACCAGAGGGGCGGGGCCCCCTAAAAAAGGTGATAAAATCATTGTTTTGTTCAAAATGTCCACAGGCCCCCCTAAAAAAGTTGGCAGAATCATTGTCCCATTGTTCCACTTTTCAGTGAAAAGTATTCAAGCCATTAATAATCAATCATTTAGGGGTGGAACAATGGGAACAATGTGGAACAATCATTGTTCCACCCCTAAATGACTGAATATTAATTAATTAGGACCCCCTGGAACAATGGAACAATAATATAGGCAAAAGACTTTTTAGGGATATTAAGGAAATAATGACCAATATAGAAAATGATATATCGCCAAATAAAGTTGGGGGGGAAATCACTGTTCCAATTGTTCCAAAATCACAAAAATCTCCTAAAAAGTCGGTGAATTCGCCATTTTAGGAGCATTGTTCAAAATGTACGCAAATACCGTATTACAAAAGTTGACAAAAAAATTCATCACACTGTTTACATTTCCAGTGGAAAATGCCCAAATCATTAATAACCAATCACTTAGGGGTGGAACAATTGGAACAATGTGGAACAATCATTGTTCCACCCCTAAATGACTGAATATTAATGTATTAAACCCCCCTGGAACAATGGAACAATAAAATAGGGAAAAGACTTTATTAGGAATATATAGAAAAAATAATGCATATAATGAACAATATAAAAAATGAGAAAACGCTAAATAATGTTATAGGAAACATTGTTCCTATTGTTCCAGGGGGGCGAATTTTAGGGTCTAATCAATTGAGTGTCAATCACTTGGGGTGGAACAATGATTGTTCCACCCTGGTTAAATACTTTTTACTATGAAAAAAACTGAGAAATTGGGGCTACCCCCAACTGGGAAACTTGGAGTGATCCGGCGATGGCTTGGGATCTACTCAAAAGAGGAGCGGGAGGTACTGGACTACACCCGCAAATTGAAAAAGACCACCATGCAAATAGCACGGGGTCGACTGACTCTGCTGTCCCGTCCGGACTGGATGCGGTATGAGGATTGGCGTGAAGTCCGCAAATTACAAACCAAATTAGAACGTAGAAAATGATTGCAATTTATCTGTTAGCCATTATTGGCCTGTTCGCGATTTTCGGTGGGATCCGCCAATGGTGGATCAGTCCCAAACGGAAATTGAGCCGAGCCATCAAGCAGATGGAGAAAGCGGAAAGACGGATTCAAAAGTTTAAAAAGTAGAACTAAATTGGGCCTTCTCTTGACCCGCAAATACTGGAATACGCTCGCGCACACGCGCACACAGGAATTAAAACCAAACAAGCATGAAAGCAAAACACTTTAAGCAGCTCGGGAAAAACTGGGCTTTGTACTCGGAAGTCAATACCAAGTACTGTAATTGGACTCCGTCCATCGCAACGGTCCACGAAGGCATGATTTGGCCGAATGGCATTTCGGTCAAGCTCCTGTGGTTCGGAGTGACCCTCATTCGCGTAAGCGAATAAATTAAATATCCCCGGGGCCAAACGCTCCGGGGATTGTTGTGTAGAAATAGATTTTTAATTTGTATAAGATTTGATTATATTTGTGGCATGGCAAGGAGTACATATAAAATGAGTCCGCTCACCTATATGGAGGAGGGGCAGAAAAGGCGAGACGCCGGAGATTTTGTAAAGCCCACCAATGCGGAGGAGCTTCATTTTGCATTCATTGAGTATTGCAAATTCATGAGTGATAACTATTTCTCCCATGTTCACGTGAATAAGAATGGCGACGACTGTAGCATCTACATTTCACGCCCGATGACCATCGAGTCATTCAGGCTGTTCGCTGGACTTAATCCTGTCGAGTACGGGGAACTCACGGGGGACCCGGTAGCAGCTGCAATTGGCGGCACCATTGAGGATGCTATCAATTCCCAGCAAATTGAGGGGGCACTGGTTGGCAAGTACGCTGCCAGCCTCATCCAGGTGCTTCAGGGACGCAAGACAAATGTCAACCTGACGGGAGGTGTCACTCTCGAGCAGATCACAGGAATGGAGGTGAAATAAAATGGGACGCCGGCTTCAATTCGACACCAAAGGCAACGAGAAGCAGAAAGAAGTGGCTCGGTTATGGCTTGATGACTCAGTCACTGACATTCTGTATGCTGGCACGAAAGGTGCGGGTAAATCGTACCTTGGGTGTTCATTGATAGCCGGCGATGCCCTCACCTATCCGGAGACATTTTATTTTATTGCACGTAAGACGGCTGCTGACTTAGTCCGATACACCATCCCATCCCTCTACGAGGTATTCACACATTGGGGTATCACGGAGGACTACTACCGCTTCAATGGCCAATACAACTTCTTCGAGTTTTACAACAAAAGCCGCATCTACCTCATCGATGCCAAGTACAACCCCAGCGACCCCATGTACGAGAGATTCGGATCCATGCAGATGACTCGGGGGTGGATCGAAGAGGGCGGAGAATTTATCCGCGAGGCGAAGACCAACCTCCAGGCTTCCATAGGCCGTTGGAAGAACGACGTCTACAAGTTGACGCCCAAGCTCCTCATAACCTGCAACCCGTCCAACAACTTCCTCTTTACGGACTACTACAAGCCATGGAAGGAGAACAAGCTGCCTCCCTGGCGTCGGTTCGTCAAAGCTCTGCCCCAGGACAACAAGACTCTCCCGGACAGATACATCGAAGGACTTCTCCGGAACCTGACCCAGTCGCAGATCGAGCGACTGGTATTTGGCAACTGGGAGTATGACGACGACCCGAATTGGCTGGTCGATTATGACGCAGTGTGCGACATGTTCAGCAATGAGTTCGTACTCCCGACGGGCGATAGGTTCATCAGCACTGACCTTGCCGGAAAAGGACGAGACAGTTGGGTGGTTGGAACCTGGGATGGCATGGTATGTCGGATTCCAGTAGCAAAAAGCTTCTCGGAAGGTAAGGAGATGGAGGAGAAGATCGCCAGATTGGCTGCCGGTCTGAAAGTCCCCAGGTCCAGCATCGTCTCAGACGCTGACGGACTTGGGTTCTACTTGGAGAGCTACCTGAAAGGCATCCGGGAGTTTCACGGAGGACAATCAGCGATTGACTCCAAGACGTACAACAATATCAAGTCGGAGTGCGCATTCAAGCTGGCGGAGCTCATCAACAAGCGCCAGATCCACATTATCTGCTCCCCTGAAGTTCAGGAGAAGATCAAGCAGGAGATGACGGTCCTCAAGTCTAAGAACACGAACTCCGCTGAGCAGAAGCGAGAGCTCATTTCCAAGGACACCATGAAGCAGCTCCTCGGCAGATCCCCGGACTTCCTGGACATGCTCATCATGCGAATGATATTTGAGATAAAGCCGAAGGCGACTGGCATGAAGTCCGCCAAAATCATAATCCCAGCAAAACGATGATTCTGGACATTATAACTATTATCCGCAACATGGTCAAGATGGTCAACCCTCTGGCCGTCTTTGAGTGTGACCAGGCTCGGATGCTGAACGTCAAAGTGGACACGATGGAGAGGTTTGTCACAGACTCGGACGGCAATCGGGTGTCGTCCGACTTCGTCTATGTTGAGGAACCTACCATTGGCTACTACGATACCCCGTACCGGGGCTACCCCACTCAGCGTACCATCATGCAGGTCTACTTCTGCAAGTTTGAGCCGATGGCCAATGATGCCTACAAAGGCGACACGAAGTTCAGCAAGAACTCGCCCACCATCGGACGACTGGAGTTGAAGAGCCAAATCGAGGAACAGATGGTCCGGCCTTTCCTCTACTTGCTCAAGACCTCTCAGCTGGTCAAGCAATACCCTGAGATCATGAACACTGTCCGGGTGCTGTACCCGTCTCCCAGGTTTGACGCCAACGAGGTAAGCGTTGGGCTGGAGTTCACCTTCAAACAGGACTGGTGCATTGAACTGTACCAGGACAAGATCTGGCGTCCCCTCCTCGAAGTGGCAAAGCCAGGATTTGACTTGTCGGGGCACACTCTATTCTTTGACCGACAGGACTTGCCCATGCCGGTCTATCCCCCAGAACGGACCCAAGCTCTGTTTATTGAGTTGGGTTTCCCGCTATTGGCATTCTCCATCTCGCAAACAGACAATTTTGTTGCACAACTTACTGTTGATGAAAACGGAGACGCTGTTATAGACTATCCCTGGACCAGAGAGGACGGGTGGAAGAAGTCGAGTGTGACGTATCCTGACGGGGGACCCGATTTTAGGTTCATCGTTAATGACGTAGTATTAGATGACATCCCCGACCCCTACTGGAGTCTCAAACATTGCTACATAAAATGATACAGCGAATCGACATACAAGGCGGTCAGATGACGTTCGGACAACGCATAGAGCTTGGTAGGATCATCACTGAAAAGGAGCTGACCGACATCGACAAGATGAAGGAAGGAATGCAATGTCTTGGTGCCAAATGGAGTCTGAGGAACACCTCGGAAATTGTCGAGTATTGGTATGAGGTTCTCATGGGCATTAAGTACTGGATCGAACGAGAACAGACGGAGCTCAAGTACGAGCCCAGTGATGAGGAGAAGGCGGCAGGCATTGCTCAACTCTCATTGGTGGTTGGCGAAATGGCCACCATCACTGCACTGGCCAAGGACTACTCGAAAGACCCGGATGAGATTCTGGAGTGGAAATACGGGAAGGTGTACAACCTCCTTTTCACCAACTTGCAGAGCCACCTCTTCCGGGAGAGACTGAACAAGGAACTGGAGCGTAAGGCTCAACAGAAAGCCAATGCTCGCAAACCCAGAAACAAATGGCGGTAGGACTGGAACATATATTGGCCGAGGGACTCACCCAGATGAGGGATGAGATTATCCGGGCATCACAGGACGCCGGGCAGGAAGCTTCGGGAAGAACCTATGCTCAGGTAACAGTACAGACGGGGCGAGAAGGTGAAATAATTTGGGGCACGATCGAAGCTCCGAACTACTTCTACACTCTCATCCGAGGACGAGGCCCTGGCAAGATCCCCGCCAATCTGGGGCAGATAATCATGGAGTGGGCAAAGCTCAAAGGCATCACATTCTCGGACCCAAAAGATCTGGTCCGATTCGGAAATGCCACTGCATGGAAGATAAAGCGGGAGGGCTCAGAGCTTTACCGAAATCACATTTACGTTGACTTGGTAGACACTCCTGCGGACAACTTCGAGGAGTACCTGTCTCAGCATTTGGACAAGATGATGAAGGTCCTCATCGAGGAGTCATTCACTCCTGACAACAATATGGACCACGGATATATAATATAACGCGATATGGCAATCACCAAACAACCGGCTGACGACTCCCTGTTCTCAGCATATTCGCAAATATCAGTTGAGACAGACGACTCAACATCCGGGCTCGAGATTGAGACCCAGGACTTCGATGAGGCCAACATGATCTCGCTTAACATCATTGACAACGAGCAATCCGAGGTGCTTGACAACAGCTCCGGCACGGATCAAAACTGGTTCAGGGAGTTCATAATACCCCGTAGGATGGTACCTGGGGAATGGTATGCTCTTCGGATTGACTTTGGCGCAGCGAACAAAGCAACCACTCTAACGGTTGCATTGTATCAAGGCAATGCAGAAGGCCATGGGGTGGTCAAGGTTGTTACAACCGATCTTACGATTGGCAGTTCTATGTCATGGAGAGTTCAGGTGCCGACTACCGAGAATGTTAGATACCCCAACACGATACTGAGAATATATGCCGGGAAGGAAGGCGAAACAGCCGGAGTGAAGGTCACTCTCAACAAAATGAGATTGGCATACGGCCAGAACTTTATTGGCTACATGCCCAGTTCAGTGATGGCAGCGAACTCATTAACTGAAAGTATCGACATCCACAGAGACTCGGGATTCGGGACGACGAAGAAATACGACCTCAGCTTTTTAGCTAAAGCTGGGTTCCGGGATCGCCCCAGAAAATACCCGTACGATAACCGATACATAAACTTTGGCATTGACTACAACCTCATATCAGCATACGCATACAGAGGCATCGGCGAACAGGACTTCAACGTCCGGTATGCCTCCCGAGGAGTACGACCCCGGGGACACAACGTCGACTTCTCCATGTCCAATATAGGACTGGCATTGACTGACAGAACTCCTGACAACAACAGGAATCTGTACGTAAAAAAATACTATGGGTACCCATACTTCGTCACCCTGTTCCCGAAAGGAGCTTCGAGACTTAACCCCGCTATCCCGATCGAAATTATTGTTAAGGCATCAGCAGGAAGTCAATCTGGCATTTTCAGCATGCCCAGCCGACTCAACATCCCGCTTGTGTGGGAATTTGAGGATGAAAATGCTGACGGAGCTGAATCCGTAAAACTCAGACCTTCTGGTGGAGTATTTCCTGATCAAGCATGGAATATCATATTTGTAGACACGGAGGTACCTTGCAACCCATTCTACATTCGCTGGATAAACCGAAAAGGCGGATGGGACACGTACATGTTTGAGCAGCACAAGAAGTATACGCAGGAGGTTGACAGAGGAGACCAATACATGTTGGCTAATTCCCGGGATCCTTATACCCCAGAGACGAGGGGAGAGTTAGCTCCGGAGCTTAAGAACATAGTCCAAGCTGGAGCAGAACAGCTCGATGAGAACGACTTCAACTTGCTCAAAGGAATTGCTCTCTCGCCTTTGGTACAGGTTTACAACTATCAAATTGGAGTATGGCAACGAGTCCTTGTAGATGATACTGATCTGACTTGGGACACCAAAGCTCCTCGGAACACTGTTAGCTACGAGTTCCAACTTATTGACGAACAAACTCAGTGGTAATATGAACTATGAACTACTCATGAGAGGCATTGATGGTAAGGTCTGGTCACTGGACCTCCCGCTTGATGCTCCTGCGATGAATTACCAGATCAACAACCTGGCGGAGCTGAAAGACCGGAATGCCTCATACTCCCAGCGGATCAGTCTTCCCAGGACGACCCATAACGAGCAAGCATTCCAATTCAGTTTTGTAATTGGCTCAGGTTCATATGTGCCATACATGAAGTTTCCTTGCCAGCTATTCTATGAGGGAGCGCTCATATCCCCGGCGGGAGCAGTATTGAACATTGTAGACGTGTCTGACGAGTCAATAGGGATCCAGATCATTGGAGCGACCGCTGACTTGTTTGACACCCTCAACAACACTGACGCGAAAGACCCCGGAGATGGCATGTTCCTCCTCAAGTGGTACACGGACACAATGGGACAGATAAAGCGACACCTCGTCGGTCCTGAGGGGGTTAAAGTCCCGTACTTTTGGCTGTATGCAACTCTACAGAAAAATCCGAACACACCCCCGATCTCGATGGAGGCAATCCGGCAAGTCCAAGAGTTGGACAAGTTCTACCCCCACCTCAACTGGTATGATCTCGTAACGTGGATCTTCGCCCGAGAAGGTTACAGTCTTGAGACCGACGTGGACCCAGTCGACCGAGACGAAATGTTTTTGCCTTGCACCTACCCCGTTTTGGCAGACAACCCTAATGCCCCGAAAGCATCCGGAACTGGTTGGATCCAGGATCCCCCGGTCGGCACTGTGGTCGGTGTGGTATGGCAAGGCTCCCCCGGGGTAACTCTCAGTGACCCGGTCGCTGGACGCTTGATGATGGGTACAGTAGCAGGAACATTCAACTGGATGACTCTATGGGATACCACCATCACGTTTAGTTTCTCATGGTCCAATACTTCGGCCATTCGTGATAGTTCGGTGTCAGTCCGAGTTACCCACTACAAGAACGACGGGACCAATGCTGTAGTGGTGTCCAAATCTTGGATATCCGGATCTTCCGGCAGCGTTTCGGTCGACATCCCGATGGAGGCAGGAGAGCACATATTGGTGGTTGGATCTTTCGACACAGACAGTCTCTCTGCCCGTAATTATGACATGAGATTTCCGGTCAGCATTACTGCTCCTCCCCAGTCGGAAACTTCCCCGGGGGATAAGCCTCAGCCCGGACTAACCTATGACCTCCTGGCTTCGACTGGGTTTAAGAGCTTGGGGGACATAGTCAAAGCTTTCTTCCAGCTGTTCGGGCTAACCATCGACGTGAATCCAGCCACCAAGGTGGCAAGAGCATACTCGGTCCAGGAGTTCTACAACAGACGAAACTCGTCCGGTAAAAATTGGTCTGACAAGCTGATAAAAGGTAAGGACACAAAACTTACCTTCCAGTTATCCAGCTATGCCCAGTCCAACGAGATAAAGCTGGAGGATAACAAGGACAACAATGTTACTGGCTCGTATAAGTTCAGCATCCCGGACGTCAACCTCCAGCCCACTAAACTCCTGTTCCAAATTGGGTTCTTGGCAGGACTCAACCAAACCCTCTATGACGAGGACAGTACGAACAAGTTACACACACTTGCTAACTATCCCATATGGACTATCAATAGAGGTCGTATGGAGAACGGGGAAATGACCGAGACGACTTGGGAGTACAATGCTCTCAGTAAGCCGATGGTCGTCCATATCAATAAGTCTGACTATATGTGGCCCCAGGTGAGTGTAGGCTACACACTTATCCGGGTAAGACTGTACACGGCATACTTCAAAAACTTGAATTACTACGTTCCTAAGTACTACGACAAGCTCATCAACAATATACTCAAAAGACCGAAGATCCTACAGATCCAGATTCTTTTGGATTCACTCGACATCCAAAGTCTGGATCTGTTCAACCCTATATGGCTGGAGGAGCATGGGCTCTGGTTCTACGTCTCGAAGATAAACAACTTCCAAGCTGGAAAGATAACCAAAGTGGACCTAATACGCATGTAATATGGCCGAAGAACAGAAAAGTACAATCTACAATGTCCGGGTAACCGCTGAGGATGCCCTCAAAACGTTAGCCGAATTGAAACTCCGGTCCCAGGAGCTTAGGGCTCAACAGAAGGCTCTGGGCAAAGTGACGGATGAGAATGCTCAAGAGTACTACGCACTCGACAACCAAATCAAGGCAATCAACAGCGAGGCGAATAAGTACCAGAAGCAAATCCAGAACAACATTAAGCTCCAGAACCAACAGGAGGCCAGTTTAGCAAAACTCCGAACACAGTTGTCTTTGGACAATGCCGAGTTTGCAGAGTTGGGGAATTCAATGCAGGACGTAGCTCGTAAAGCCGAGCTCGGCAAGCGCATTGCAGAGACCACCGAGGAGCTCAAAGCTCAGGAGGAGACACTAGGGGACTATCGCCGATCAGTTGGTAACTACGAGAAAGCGACAGAGAACCTCAAGCAGGAGCTCAACGACTTGACCACCACCCTCATCCGAATGGCTCAGTCAGGAGACACAAGCTCCGAGGCGTTCAAGGAGATGGTCAAACGAGCTGGCGAACTCAAGGGAGCTGAGGATCTGGTCAACACAGCTATCACCAACGTTGGTAAGGGGACCGAGACCATACAGGCCGTCACCAGCGCAACGTCAGCATTGACATCTGTATGGGGTCTCTGGACCACGGCCACTCAGGTACTGGGGGGCGAGAACGAGGAGCTCAATGCTACCATGACGGAGATGATAACCATCATCACGGCTCTATCCTCTCTGTCTTCACTCCAAGCGGCTCTCTCCAAGACCGAAGCCACTTACCGTGCTGCATCCAACTTGGTTCAGCTGGTTGGTATCAACCAGACTCTCGCCGAGACGAAAGCAATAGCTGCTAAGAATGCCGTTCAGGGAGCTGGCAATATCCTCACCAAAGCAGCAGCAGCTGCCACATGGCTTTGGAACGCGGCTTTGGCTGCCAATCCTGTTGTGTTGGTGGCAGCGGCAGTGGGCGGATTGGTGGCTGGAGTGGTTGCTCTTACGAACGCATTTAACAGTAATACGGAAGCTCAGGAGAGAGCAACACGGGCAATGGAGGCATACAACCGAGCTGCCGAAGCCTCCACATATGTACTGGACCAGATCGAGACCAAACGAAATACTCTGTCCAAAGCCGAGGAGGTGCGGGGCAAACGGGAAATAGAGAACCTCATAGCCAACCATGCCACGTCGGAACAGATAGCCGAAGCTCAGCTTAAAACAGCCAACAAGCTCCGCGAGATCGAGATGAATGCAGCTCGTCAGAGACAGATGGCTGCAATGGACGAATTCGACTCCTTGAAGAAGGTAATTGCAGCCAAGGAGGCGGAACTCAGCACGTGGTCAGGAAGCTTGAAAAAATACAAGGAAGCCAAAAAGGACCTCGACGCCTTGAAAGGTCGATACCAAGATCTGTTCCGGACAATCGAGAATGAAGGAGCCGCAATTGCTAATTTGGCTCTCGAGATTGCAATAGCCAATCGGGAGGCTCAGCAGTCCATCGCCGATAAGGCTCTGGAAGTTGCTTTGAGGAACTCGGAAGCCATGCAGAAGATCCGGGAAGACGATCTCAGGTTCCAAACAACATTCCAGTCCACGAGCATCGCCATACGGATGGAGTATGAAAGGAAGCTCTACAAGGCAGCTCAGGACGGAGCCCGGGAGCGTCTCGCTCTCCAGAAAACTCACGGCAAAATCACTAACAAGGAGTATCAGACGGCTCTGAATGCTATGGCTCGGTCTGACAAGCAGTTCTACGAGAACCAAGCCAAACAGCTCAATGACTACCTTGCTGGGGTGAGAGCCGACATATTGGCTGTAGCTTCCGGAGGCACAGTCGACATGCAGATTGCCCGGGTGACTCAGAAGTACCAGGACGCCATGGAGGAGCTGGCCAACATTCAGCCTCCCCAGTTCGTAAGAGGCATGAGTGAAGAGGAGTACCAGAAAGAGTATGCAGCTTATGAGCAGTTCCTGGTCAATAGAGCCGAACTCGAGAAACAGATTCAGCAGAACCTCCAGGATGAAATCAAAAAGATCCGAGAGACCGCTACCAAACAGCAACTTGACCGATTCAACCAAGCTCTCGACGAACAGTATGCCGAGGACCTCTCAAAGGCAGCGGACAACGAGAGGGAGAAGTTGGAGCTCGAGAATGAGATGCTCGGGAAACAAATCGAAGCCAGGAAAGCTGCCGGGGAGAAAACCTATGAGCAGGAGGCCCGGCTACGAGCCAACAATCTTCGGCTCCAGCAAATGGACCTCGACAAGGAACTCGCTCAAGCTGAATTGAATCACAAGTCCAAGTACGAGATCCGGAAGAGGTACCTGGAGGCTGAATTGGCGGCAGCTCAAGGAAACGAGGACGCCATTGCTCAGATCCAACTCGAGATGGCCGAGAACGAAGAGTCTATATGGGAGGAACGAATTGAAAAACTCCAGGAGTATGCCGAAATGGCATCCGGCTTTGCTAATGCTTTCAACGACTTGGCCAGTGCTCTCGGGGAGCGCCGGGTCCAGGAGGTAGAAGACCAATACAGCCGGGAGGAACAAGCATTGGCGAGTATGTACGCCAATGGCCAAATCACAGAGGCTCAATATAACGAGAAGAAAATCAAGATGGAGAAGCAGAAGGAGAAAGAGCTGGCCAAAATCAAACGGGAGCAAGCTGTCCGGGAGAGGGCAATGGGCTCCTTCGAGATTGGCATCAATACCGCCCTCTCCATCATGGCATCCGCTAAAATGGGATTTCCCATGGCTATCCCATTCATCGCAGCCGCTGCAGCTCTCGGGGCCGTCCAGATGGCAGCCCTCTGGGCAGCTCCTCTGCCGAAAGCCGCAAGAGGTAAATACATTGACGGGCCCAGTCATGCCGCTGGAGGAGTGCACATTGAGGCCGAAGGAGGAGAGACCATCATTAACAAGAAGTCGAGCCGCATGTTCCTGCCTCTTCTGTCAGCCATAAACGAACTCGGTGGCGGAGTACCGTTCACTAAAGTTGGATCGGACGGGGGATATGCTATCCGGTCATTCGCTGAGGCGTCGGAACCTATGAATCGACTTGACATGGAGAGAGCAATTCAGAAAGCATTTGGTCAGGTGAGAGTGATTGCTACAATCGAAGACATCCGGAGGGAAGATGCTAACTACGTACAGATTCGGGACCGGGCTAATTTTTAATTAGGCAAGCACGAATAGTATTTAAATATCTATCAGAAATAATTATATTTGTATCGAAATAATCTGGCACATGATATTCATCAACTTAAAAGGCGCAATTGACTCCGAAGAAAATCGGGTCATGATGGAGCTTTGGGGCGGGGCCTCGGAGATCTGTTCTGCGGAGACCTTCCGCCGGGTACTCGATGACCACCCCGACGAACAGGAGGTGTGCATCAACATCGACTGTGACGGGGGCTCTGTTGAGGAGGGCTTCAAGATTTACGACCTCCTTCGCATGAGCGGGAGGACGTTATATACAAATATTGTCGGTGGATGCCACTCCATGGCAGTGTGCATCCTCCTGGCAGCTCCGGCAGAGAACCGGTCGGCAAACAGGAATTGCAGGGCACTCATCCACAGAGTGTACATGCCGGTCGGGGATTGGCTCACTTCCGATGACGCTCGCAGCATTGCCGAGGAGTTGGCATTGGAGGAGGAAGCTATTCTTGACGTGTACGTCGAGAGGACAGGTCAAGACCGAGAACGGCTCCGCAATGTCATGCATGAGGAACGCATCCACGATGCCAAATCACTTCTGGACTTGGGATTCATTTCCAAAATCAATTCATATAACACAAACCAAATTTTTAATGCTATGGCAAAAAACGAAAAAAGCGCTTATGAAAAATTCATGAGCAAAGTCAAGGCATTCCGGAATGGCAAGAAAGGCGCTCCCGCCAACTTCGACTATCTGGATGCTGAGGGTCAGGTCGTTCTCCAGACCGTAGGTGAAGAGGACAATCTGGCCGAAGGTGTAGAGGCAACTCTCGCCAACGGCGAGACGTCGGGCACTGTCGTTCTGGAAGACGGCCGTGTGGTCACCGTCGAGGACAACGTCGTTACCGAAATCGAGATGGGAGAGACCGAATCTCTCGAGGACCGCGTTGCAGAGTTGGAGGCAATGCTCGACGAGGCAACGAACCTCATCGATGAGCAGGAGAACGAACTCCGCAACCTCCGCGGCAGTAACTACCGACCGAAGAATCGCAAGACGGTTCTGCCCGGGTCCAAGAAGACCGACCCCTCGGCAGCTGACCTCAAGAACGAAGCTCGCGAGAAGCTCCAGAAGGTCAACGCTGCCAAAAAGATTCTCAAGTAGTCAAACTCAAAAACTTTAAGAACTATGGCAGCTAAAAATGGCGGATTTCTTGACATGGACAAGTTCACCTTTTGTGGGCGGGTCATTCAGGCAATCTCGGAGATGATCATGGAGGACACCATTCAGGGTCCCGACATCAACTCCATTCACACAGTATTCCCCGACATCGTCGCGAACACCGAAGTTGGTTACATTGGCGAAGGTGGCATGGTCGGCGTGGCCGGCACCGGGTGTAACCCGACTCCCCAGCCTTGGAGCGTCAACACCCGCAAGCTGAAATGGGAGCCCGGTATCTGGGAGATCCTTCTGGCCCAGTGCTACACCGACCTTCAGCAGTCTGCAACTATCTACTCTCTCCGCACCGGCGTCGACATTCCGGACTTCACGGACACGGACTACATGAACATCGTCATCGAGGTTCTGGAACGTTCGATCATGGACTTCTGGTATCGCCTGTTCTGGTTCAATGACAAGGACGCCAAGAGCGTTACCGACAACGGGATCATTACGGATGGTGTCGACCTGAAATTTTTCACCATCATCAATGGTTTCTGGAAACAGATTACCACCCAGGTTACAGCCAATCCATCCCAGCGCGGAGCCACCATTACGGAAAATGCTGGGGCATCTTATGCAGCTCAGAAGCTTACTCCGGCCAAGGCAAAGGAATATATCCAGTCGGTCGTGTTTAGTGCCCCGCTTCTGCTCCGTCAGCAGTCTGACAAGTTTATTCTCGTTACCCAGTCGGTCTACGATGCCTATCAGCAGTCTCTCATGGACGCTTGCTGTCTCGAGTCGGCTCGCTTGGCTCTGCTGAATGGCATGGAGGCTCTCAGCTTCAATGGCATTCCGGTCATCGCAATGCCCATCTGGGACAAGATCATCGCTACGTCGGAAGACACTGGTGCGAAGCTCAACAACCCCCATCGAATCCTCTTCACCTCGAAGAGCGTCCTCGGCGTAGGTGTTGATGCAATCGACAGCTTCGAAAAGATGCGGATCTGGTACGAGTACAAGGACCGCATGGTATACGTAGAACTGATGGGCCGGGCAGATGCCAAGCTCACCAACCCGGACATGTTCTCGGTAGGTATCTAACTCTCAAAAATCTAAAAAAATGGCAGGACTTGATTGTTCTAAAATCAAAACAGGATTCATCAACCAGGTGTGTGGTAAGCCGGCAATCGCCGGCACCACCGCCAGGGTGATTCTCCTCAGCTACTCGGACGTCGACAAATCGAAGTCTACTGTAACTGACAACGTTATCTCTTCGCTCATCCTCAAGGAAGGTGCCACTGGTTACGAAGTCGACTCGCTGCCCAACGCAACAGTTGGCTCGGACACCATCAATGCTGGCACGTATCTCAAGACCCACCAGCACAACGTGGTCGTCCGAATCTTCAAGAAGTCGGAAGCAGCCAAGAAGTTCGTAAACGGCCTGACCAATGCCCGCGTCATCGCTATCGTCGAGAACAACGACACCGGAGACAACGGGGACACCAAGTACGAGGTGTATGGCTGGGACTCGGGTCTGGAGCTCACCGAAATCACTGTCACTACCGAAATGACCGACGGCGTCGCTTACCAGGTAACTCTGGCCAACGGTACCATCGCTCAGGAAGGTTCGCTCCCGATGAGCCTCTTCGACACGGATGAGAAGACCACAGACCTCATGGTAAACGGGCTTCTGACCGCAGGATCTAAACCGTAGCACTCATGACTGACATGCTCGAAAGACTGAGAGCTTACCAATCCAAGTATGGGTCCCTGAAAGGCGAAGCCTATCGGGCCCATACATTGGAATTGGAAAAGAACCCCGCTCTCCATCGAGAAGTAGATGAACTTTCTCGATACTTTTTGAATAAGTCAGTTTCCCGATGCGGCTTCTGCCTGATCGAAGCCGACCTAGCATTAAGACGAATAACAGAACAACAAATGAAAAACATAGCACACCCCGATTACGAACTCCGAGCCGGTACTCTGCTCCACGACCCGATCAATAAAGAGTTCAGCAAGATCCTCACCCCGAGGAACATCACGGAGGATCTCTGCCTGTACCACATCGCATTCAACAAGGATGCGCTCTCGTACTTCACCCGAGTTCCCGAAGACCTGAACGACCGACTGGAGAAATTCATGTCTCGTTATGGCAAGGAGATGCCGGACAAGGACGTGGAAATCAAGAAGCGTCAGGCTCAGGTTCTGAGCAAGCAGATCGATTCTGTCAAAGCCGAACTCGAAGAGCTGAACAAGAAACAGACCGAGCTGGACGCCAAGCTCGAGGAGTACTCCAAAGCCATGGACGCAGTTCAGTCCATCCTCAGCTCGGCAAGTGAGGAGAAGCCCGAGGAGAAGCCCGAGGAGAAGCCCGAGGAGAAGCCCGAGGAGAAGCCCGAGGAGAAGACAGCCGACATCGACACGGAAGTGAAGGAGTTCATCGATGCCGGGATGGATCTGGAAGCCATCAAAGAAGCCTATGCCGACACAACCGTAACGGCACAGGAGGTGGAAGAGGCTTACAATCGTATAGTCAATCCCGTTCCGGAGGCTCCTAAGAAGGGAGCCAAAAAAGGAGGGTCCAAATAGGACCGGTAATAGGATGGGGTCGCTTCCCATCCCTCCTACTATTAAAATCACACCAGTATGAAAGTTGCACAGATCAAATCAGCTCCTCAGTTCGAATCCCGAGACTGGAGACAATACGGCATCCAAACATACGGAGATACCAATGACTTTCCCCAGACAGTCAGCGAGATTGTTCAGGCTTCAAAGACCGGCAATGCCTGCTTGAGCATATACAATGATTTCGTATACGGTCACGGATTCAAAGATCCGGGTATCTACAAATTGCGGGTCAACAAAGAAGGGGAGAAGCTCGACAAGATCCTCCGCATGGTCTGCAAAGACTTCACTTTATGGCATGGGTTCGCCATCCATGTTAACTACAATATGAACTTCCGCGTAAGCTCTATCCACCACATTCCGTTCGAGTCTCTCCGACTTGCGAAGGCAGACGACGATGGATTCATTGGCCGGACGGCATATCACCCCGACTGGGGTCACCGAGACAAGACGAGATCCCGGTGGTCCCCGTCTGACATCGAGTGGTTTCATCTCTTCAACCCGGACCCGGAGGTTATCCTGAACCAGGTAGAAGAAGCTGGTGGATGGGACAATTACGAGGGCCAGATCCTCTACTTTTCAGGAGACTCCGAAGGCAGCCCCTCTTACCCGGTTCCTATCTTCATCGCTGAGATGACCGACATGCGAACTGAGGAAGCACTTGCCAACGTAGCCGGCCGAAACGCATGCTCCAACTTCTTGTCAGCTGGAATCTTGGTAGACATCAAGGATGAGACTCAAGACCAGTCCCAAGTCAATGAGACGCAGAAAGAGCTCAACAAATTTCAGGGGGACGAGAACACCTCTCAACTGTGGTACATTCAGTGTAAGTCCAAAGAAGAGGTGCCCCAGTTCATAAGATTCTCCGGGGAGAACTACGACAAAGCATTCGAAGTAACTCAGAGAGTCATCCCGGAGAACATTGGTCAAGCCTTCAAGCAGCCCCCCATTCTTCGAGCTGTTGACGTGGGGGCTAACTTTGGGGCTGATCTCATGACCAATGCCTACAAGTACTACAACTCTGTTACAGTCCGGGAGCGTCAACAGCTGGAGGAGACTTTTATCTCGATCTTTGAGTACTGGTGGGCCCCTTTGGAAAATCCCGACTTTGCTATTCAGTCTCTCACTTACAATGCCGGCGAGTCCATAGCAGACCGAATTGGCAAGGACAACATGACTCAGGTCCTGGAGATTATCCGGGATCAGATGCTCTCCACTGTTCAGAAGAGGAACATGCTCAAGCTCATTTATGGGCTTTACGACGAGGAGATTGTAAAACTTATGCCTGATGATACTCAACTCTAACGACATTCGGAATGTTCGGCCGATAGCCGAGAACATCAACGACCCGGCCAGACTGGAGCCGTACATCCGGGAGGCTGAGACCCTCAGATTGGTGGATGCCATAGGAGCCAGCCTTTACAGGTGGCTCGATGAGACAGACTTTTCTGGCCCCGGACCTTTCCAATACGGGGACGTAGCCATTACAAAAGATCAGTACACTGCCGCCATGGAAGGCGGATATTATGACGGTGGCAGAAGCGAAGGACTCAAGATAGCCATTGCATACATTGCATATTCCCGGTTCATAGTTAACAACCCAATCAGTCCCACTGCTTTCGGGGTAAGGTATAAAGATGGGGAATTCAGCACTCGAGTAGAGGACAACATCATCATCCGTAGCTCTAACGAAGCACGGAATATTGGGGAGGCCTACCTCGAGAAGGCTATAAATCACCTTAAAGCTCTGCGACTACTGGCTCCATGTACTGAATATAAGGAATCCCCGGCTCGTAAAATTATTATAGGACGTAATAAACTATAAGTTTAACAGATATGGAGGAAGGAATCATGAGAGCAGGAAAATGGATATGCGGGGGTATTGTAGGGTTTTGGGGGCTTTTAGCTCCTGTCCAGGTCCTCATCCTCTGTGTCTGCGTTGCCATAACCGTCGATTTCATAACAGGAAATATTGCTGACTACAAACGCCACAAACGGGCCCACCGGAAATATATGTTCAAAAGCTGGAAAATGTGGGATACCTGTTGGAAGTTGGGACTCAGCATTATCGGTATCGGCATGGCCTACATGCTTGACGTGTGTGTCCTCCCGAACTTGGGGGGTCTCAACCTTGCCAACTTTTTCGCTGCTTTTGTGGTCGGGACTGAGTTTTGGAGTTTTCTGGAAAACTCAGCCATAATCTCAAACCACCCCATATTCCGGGCTCTCCGGTCATACATGGAGAAATCGGTCAGCAAGAAAACTCAAATAGATTTCCATGAAGACAAGTAAGTATTTTAAGCCCGAGGAATTCGAGCGATGCAACCCGTCTTGCTCCATCGAAGATATGGACCAGGACTTTCTCGATCTCCTGGATAACCTCCGTGAAAAGGCAGGCATCCCCCTGGTCCTCAATTGCGCTTATCGTTCAAAAGAGCACGATAAGTCAAAAGGGCGGTCCGGCAACAGTGCTCACACTCAAGGCTTGGCGGTGGACATCCGGTGCGCCTCAGGCCCCAATCGGATGAAGATCCTCCGGGCAGCCATCGCATTGCGCATTCGTAGAATAGGCATCGACGGAGGTTTCATCCACATCGATGCTTCTAAAACCCTCCCGCAGGACACGGTATGGACTTACTAAAAAGAGTACTCAGCACAATAGTTCTTGTAGGTATAGGCTTCATAATAGGACGTAAAACCGTCGAGGAGAAGACTGTTATAAAGTACGTAGATTTACCCCCAATTCAGGGGGAAGTCAAAGTCCCAGATTTGGTTCCAAAATGGGAGGGTTTTAGGAACCCAATCAAATTGGTATACATCTATAAGGGCAATGGGGAGAAGGCTCCCCAAACACCCCCAGAAATCACAAATGGAGGGGGTCTTCGGGAGGTGGACACTCTGGAGAGCGCAAGAAGTACAATACTGGACTGGAACACGGCCAGAAAATACTCCGGAACATTCTTCAAGGATCCCAAAATCGGTCAATTTGACTGGGAGGCTACAGTCCAATACAACACTCTCCAGCATCTTACATACAAATATAGGCCAGTACAAATCAAAGAAACGAGGTCCCCGAAATGGTCCCCATTTCTTAGAGCTTCGGCTAGCTCATTCGGACAGATCGGAGCTGGGGGAGGCATATATTACAGAAATTTCGGAGTAGACCTATCCTATGTGCGGGACTTCGAGCGGACCCGATCGGGGTATGAGATTGGCTTTAGCTGGAAATTTTAGGGAACTACTTCGTCCCGGGCTTAGATGAGCCCGGGTTTTTTTGTGCCCCCAAGCCAAGAATATAGGCCCCTGTGGCAGGGACCAGCAGCAATCAGTAATATAGGAGGGAGACCCCCTAAAAAAGTTGGGAAAATCACTGTTTACACTGTTCACAAATCACGAAAAACCCCTAAAAAGTTGGGAAAATCGCTGTTTACGCTGTTCACAAATCACGAAAAACCCCTAAAAAGTTGGGAAAATCGCTGTTTACGCTGTTCACAAATCACGAAAAGCCCCTAAAAAAGTTGGGAAAATCATTGTTCCAATTGTTCCAAAATCACGAAAATCCCCTAAAAAGTCGGGAAAATCGTTGTTTTAGGCGCATTGTTCAAAATGTACCTAAAAAAGTTGGTCAAATCATTGTTCCATTGTTCCACTTTTCAGTGAAAAGGGCCCAAAGCATTAATAATCAATCATTTAGGGGTGGAACAATGCGGAACAATGTGGAACAATCATTGTTCCACCCCTAAGCGATTAACCCTCAATGAATTACACCCCCCTGGAACAATGGAACAATAATATAGATAAAAAACTTGAATAGGAATATATAGAAAATATAAGGTATATAATGAACAATATAGAAAATGATATATCGCCATATAAAGTTATAGGAAACATTGTTCCTATTGTTCCAGGGGGGCTAATTTTAGGACATAACCCATTGGGGGCTAATCACTTAGGGTGGAACAATGATTGTTCCACCCTCCTCCACCCCCCATCTTCCAGCAGAATTCTCGTATTTGTGGCGCAGACAACTACAAAAATTTCATCGCAGGAGCGTACGACAAATTCTACAGATGGCGTGGCTTGGCAAGCTCAGAGCCCAATCACTCGGAACGAAACAGTCAGATTCCTCTATTTGTGATTTTGGGGTGGTTTTTAGGGGCTCAATCAGATTTATATACATCCATAGGGGTTATGGGGGGAGAGTCCCTAAAACCCACCTCAAAATAACAAATAGAGGGCGTTTTCGGGAGGACCAACAGTCAGATTCCTCTATTTGTGATTTTGGGGTGGTTTTTAGGGGCTCAATCAG